TTGCCAGCCTGACTGTTGCAGTTGCCGTGCTTGTGACACCGTCATCACCTTCCACTTGTGCATTATTTGCCGCGGCCTCTAAGCTATCAGTTTGCCATTCGTACAAAACTGCTGAAGCAGTTTCTCTAGCCGCGTTTGAAAGAAATGGTGTATCCATTGGTGAAATGTCGTAGATTATGTCAGTTAAATCTTCTCTCTCACCAACAGCACCATAAGTTGTAAAAGTTTGACTTGGTACAGCCATGTTAATTACCTCTTATTATTTAGTAGTTGTGAAATTAAGACCGTTGCGTCACGTACATCGCCAGTCTTTTTAAGTCTAGCTTTTTGCTTCGTGAGGAGGTCTGATTGTTGTTGCTTTTTGGATTGTTTGGCTCCCGGCTTGAGTATTTTTTTATTTCCAATTTTTGCAACTTTCTTTTTAACGGTTGTTCCTTTTTCTTTTAACTCGTCAAACAACATAGCTTTGTGAGCTAACACAATGGTTCTATGATCGTAAGCCCTGTTAATATCGTCGTTAGAATAACCTTGAGTAAGAAGATAATTAGTCAATTTCACCTGCTCGGCTTCTCTTGTCGTTTCATCTCTCATAACAGGCAACTTTCTATATAAACTATCTTGCTCTCGCTTAAGTATCTCAGTCAGTTGCTTTTGTTGTTCGGCTTTCTGAGCATCTAATCTTTGTTGATATTGTTGTGCCGCAGTCTGCCTTATGTTCTGAATGGCATTCTGCCGTTCAGTCATCTCTTGCCTAGTGATTGACCACTTATTAGGGTCAGTCGCTTTTAAATGATCCCAGTTTACGTTACTAAACTCATGTAATAGCTGTTGCTCAATTAAGTTTAACATTTGTGCGTTTTGTTGCGCCGCCTCTTCAAACTGTTGATCAGCTTTTGTTTTTTTTGATTCGTATTCTATTCTAGCTTGTTCGGCTTTCTCTTCTGCTTTGGCAGATCTTTCTTGAGCTGTAAAAGAGTCTTTATACTCTCCAAGCGTTACTTCCATCCTTTCACCAGTTGATTGATCAGTAACGGGAATCTTTAATTTATATAACTCGGCAGGATCAATTTTTACTATTTCTGCTAACTGGTTAAGTGATTCAACTTGATATGACTCTGGTTCTTCAGTTTGCTCATCGGCAATCTGATCTGTTGCCTCAGACTCCTCACCCTCAGGTATTTCAGGTGCTTCTTCGGATGGTTGCTCCTGTAAATCAACAACCTCAGCCTCTTCAATTTCTTGAGGTGGCTCTTGATTGTTTAATAATGAAGGTTGCTCTGGAGCTGATTGTTCAGCAGACGTTTGCTCCTGTGATGGATTAATTGTCTGCTCAATTCTTTGCTCAATACTAAGTTGTTGTTGTTCAGCCATTTTTTAACTCCTGCATCTCTGCTAGTTTTCCTGTTGTTAGAACTTCTTCAATTTGAGATTTTATATCACGCATAGCTAAAAGCATGTGATAAATTTTCTCCCTATCTTCCCGCTGGGACACGATAGTATCCTGCCATGCTTGAACCAATCTATTTTCTACCTCACTTACGGCCTCTTGATATATTGGATTGTCTAAAATTTGTTGAGCTAATATTGCTCTTTCTTTATCCTTGTGTGCCATTAAAATCCTCTATTTGCTTCCTCAGCATTTCGTTGTCACGCTTTAAATCATCAATTACCTTTTGAAAATCATTGCCTCCGGTTTTTATATCTTCTTGTACTAGCTTAGTCAGATTGTTCATTTGATTTTTATATATCTCAACCTCTCGATCTTTATCTTGTTGAACTGTTTTTAATTCTAACTCTAATTCTTCTAAACGCTTCTCAGCATTTTGTTTCTCAACTTCTATTTCTAATTTTGCAACCTCTTGATCACCTTTATTTTCACTTTGAAGCAATACTAAGTCTGCCTTTTGTCTTTCTATTGCTGACTTGAGTTCTAACTCTGCTTGTCTTAATTCAAGCTCTCTAAATCTAATTTGCTGATCGGCAACAACTTTTGCTACGTCAACCTCATTGGCTCGCATTTTACTTTCGGCATCCATTACTAACGCCCTTGCGTGAGTGAGTGCTAACTCTGCCTGTGCGTCAGGTTGAGGCGGCGGAGGTGGCGGTAAGGTTCTTGGATCAGTAAAATAGGCCTGTGGTTGTAAACCAAAATTATCAACCATATCGCGCAAAGTCTGGTACATTTGAAATGGTTGGACTAAAGTACCCATTCCTCCGCTTGCAACTAATTCATTTTGTTTTGCCATGATGGTTTCAAGAGCAACCATACGTCTCTCTCTTGATACAGCTCCAACACCAACTTGAACGGTTGTGTTTTCTCTCTTACGCCACTCTGATGGATTTACTGCTCGAAAATTACCAGCAACATTAATCATCATAAATTGATCTTGATTGGTCATTAATAAACGATGTATTAAACGAAATGCGGACTTGAAACCAACTTCTCCTAAAATACGCGCTATTAACTCAATCTTCATCCTTGCCGCATCAAAAGCAAGCGCCGCTACTCCTGTGTTAACGTTTGCGAGTGAAGTTTTATCCAAACCAGCAGTTTCATCACCAACACCGGTTCTTTGACGTTTAACATCATCTAAATAACCCATCATTGAATACGCTTCATTAGGTAAAGGATTATGAGGTATTGGAGTTATATACTGACTAGCAGAACCTTCACCTTTATATCTTACTACACCGCCGGGTCTTGATGTTAATAAGTCATCAAGGTTCACGTGTGAATCATTAACTGCCGTTCTCGAGTTATTTGCAAGATAAGTGTTATCAAGCATTTGTCTCAACATCACTGACTTAATTCTTTGAATATCCATCGTGATATCAGCTATAGATAAACCGTAAAATTTATGCGGCATGAGTATAGGAGAACAAGTTGCAAAGGGCATGAAGTCAACTTCTTCTATATCTAACAATCTGCTAGATCCTGAACTGTAATGACCTCCAGCTAAAGTAACTCTAAGTAACTCAGCTATATCATCTCCATCACGATCAATACGAATGTAACATTCCGTAATAAAGTAATTACGCATAGACTCTTCTGATACGAAATCAAAAGGCTCCTCCTCATCTGTTTTATTGCGTCTCGCTAACTCTTCTTCTGTCATAGCTGTTTCATCAAAAGGCAACGACCTTATTAACTCAACGTCGTAACCCATAGCAACTAACTCTGAGAAAGATTTTAACGTTCTATGATAACAGAAGTTTGTATCTTCAACATAAGGTGATCGAGCATAACGTGCTATTCCAAACTCTTCTGGCGGCACTGGCTCTATCTTTATTTTTCCGGTTTTTTCCATGACTTTAAATTCAACGTTTATCAAACCAAGCTCGGTCTCTTCAAACGTATCCTCTAATAGTTCACGATCAGTGGTGGGATCAAGTAATAACTCTCCCAGCTGTGCTACCGTTAAATTTTTATACTCCTCCTTTGACTCTTCTCGTGAATCGTCATAGTAAATTTTTAAAATACCTGTTTTAGATAGAAGGGCATCTTTTAAAAACGTATAAGTATTATAAAAACCTTTGTTTTGCTTCCAGTAAACATAATTACAAGTTTCTGTTTCTAATTTTGCCTGTTCAATATCCGTTTCATTGACAGGATCAAATTGAATCATATTTTCTTGATCACAAAAAATACGAGCCAAAGATGGTAACATCCATTCAACCGTCTCCATCACCTCTCTCGTAACGACAGAGCTTCGACCTTCAACTTCGTCACCGTAAGGCTCACCATAATAAAAATCTAAAGCCTCTGCTCTTTCATGAGATATCTCTCCGGCCGCGTTACCGCTTGCGCCGTCTACTTCTGATCTACAGATTGCCGCAACTTGTTCGTCTGTTAATGCTTCTGCCATTCTAAACTATTCCTGTTGATGAATATTCTATCGGTTGCCAATCATAGGTTGTCGGTGTGTAAATACATCCATATCTAAATGCATCCGATCCATGAGATGCCCAATCGTGGTAAGGTTTTAACCGAAACGTTCTTCTTACCTCATCATATTGCGCTCTGTACTGCCTCAAGGCATCTAAGCCTCTCTTGCATCTTAACTCGTCAAACCAGCAGTTTTTTAGCTGTCTACGAACCGCTTCTATACCATCCTCAACCTTTTGCAAGGGTGCTATCGTTACCTCTACACCTAAAGAGTTAAGAGCCTCTGTTCTGGTGCGGCCTGTGTCTAAAGATCTTTGTCGAACATCGTGAGGAAATACGTGATTACTATACTTCCAACCGCCTGACTTAGCCTTTTCCTCTAAAACATTAACGTAATGCGATAAAGGCTCGCCTGTTGCCTCATAATAATCTATGAGACGTATTTCAGCTCCATTTCTTTGTGCAAACCAAATTGAAGTTGAATCAGATACACCAAGATCCCACCACGTCTCAACTAAGAGTCCGGGATCATGATTTATTTTACTAATCCTTTGTTCTTTCTGCGCATCTTCTAGCAATCGACCGTAATAACTACCTTGTATTGCGGCAGTCCAAGAACACTCAAACTCTTGATTGTATTGCTCTTCAGACATTTGTTTTTTTGCGGCATCAAGCTCATCTTGATTTACATAACCTGTCTCACTCGCTCGATGAATGGCTACATACCAATCCTGATCCTTTTTGGCCGCTTCATATAAATCGTAAAAGCTATTATATCCTTTAGGCGTACCAATAAACACACCCCAGCCTTGTCGATCAACTAAACTCGGTCTAACGACCTCAGCCCATAGTCTGGATGACATTTGACCGTACTCATCCATCACAACGCCATCAAATCCTAAACCTCGAAGATGATCAGGGTTATCACCGCCATGCAAAGATATCCTCGCACCGTTTGGAAAGTCGGCACGAAGCTCGGCCTCGTTATATTGCATACCCGGTATAGGCCGCGAGTAATATTTGAGCATATCCCACGCCACCGCTTTAGCTTGTCTATATAGTGGCGCTAAATATGCAAATCTAGGACTACGATTCTTACAAGTAACACTGGCTCTAATTAATTCGTTTATAGCAAAAACTGTTTTACCAAACCGTCGGTGACAACTTAATAAAGCAAATCGTTCTTTTCTATTATGCGCTTTGAGCTGTAGCGGTCTCGGCCGATAAGGTATTTTTATATCTGGCATCTCTGCCCTCCAATTTAAACCCACTTGTCAAAACTTCAAACTCTTTATATTCATCAAAATACACCTCTACCGTTACAGCCGGATAACGGTTGTGTATTCTTTCAATGAAACTTAACCAGTCTTTAACAGGAAACAATGATACATGAACATTTGTTCCATCTGCAAAAGTTTTTAAAGCCGGGTAGGTTGCTATATTTAAAAAAAGTAATTTGTCTGCTCTCGCAAACATTTCTTCTATTACCCACCCTAGATCAGCCTTCGGTATATGTTCAAGCACATCTGTACAAATGACTGCATCAAATTTTTTATCAGGTAATACCTCAAATTCTTTTATTGCTGGTTCATATAGGTGAACCTCATCAAGTTTCCAATGATCTTGAATCTTGCATTTTAGTTTGTCAGATAAATTACAAAAATCATCTGTATATAATTTACCTTGACCCGAACCATAATCTAATAAAGTCCTACAAGAATGCTCCTCTAACAAGTCATCAATGATATCGATCCAGTTATGAAGCGATCTCCCATCAAAGACCTTCCCACCCTCATGCATCTTTTTATACTCATATAAGAGCTTAACGTACTGAGGAGAAGGGTTCTCTCTGCTGAAAAGTATACGATACTCAATCCCCATATTAAGCTAACAGCCCAGCATTTATGTTATCATTTCTTTGACTTGCTTCTGGTGTTGCTAAAAGTCCTGACCCAATTACTGGAGCAACAGCCGAAACATTAAATCCTTTTTTTGGGCTTTCGCCAATATTCTTTATAAAATCTTTTATTTTTTCGGTATTTTCTATGATAATATGTTGATTACTACCACCCTGTCTTATGTTATCATAAAAATCATTAGAATCTAGCGCTTTTAAATTAATTGTTTTTACTGCATCTGGGTCGATGCCTTTTAAAATCTTTTTAACTGCCTTTAAAATATCTCTGTCATAAAATTCTTGTAATTTTTTATTTCCCCACATTTCAGTTTGATTTTTACCGCTTGAAAAAACCATACTTGGATAATCTTCGTTTACCATTTTAGTAATCAAATTTTTAATAGCATGGTCAACCCATTGATCGCTACCTATGAGAGGCTGATCTTTTAGCTTCACATAACTTCTCGAATCAACCAAAGCTCCATCAGCTTCAATTGCTCCGGGATTAAGCGGCGGTTGAAGTTTATTTAATAAACCCTGCGCATTTGTTGCATATCCCATCGCCTTCACTTGATTTTCTTTGAGCGCCTCTACTTCATCAGTGATTTGTCGCAGTTCACTATAGAAATCATCATCTCTTGCAAAACCGTCTATAGGTGTATTTTCAAGATCATATCTTTTGTCAATTGCGTTATCGATTTCTTTACCTAAAGATTCCTCTCTCTTTTTATATTTTTCTTTAAAACTTTTAATTTCACGAATTAACTTTTTGTGAGCTTCGTGGTTTTCAGGAATATCTAGCCTGCGTAATCCTTTATTAACCTCTTGAGGACTGAGATCCAATAACTTCAAAATTAATTTTTCATTTTTCTTTAACTGGCCTTTTAACTTTCCACCCGTTACAGCTTGCGCATAATCACTTTGAATCTCATCTACAAATAAGACCCTTGTATAGCTTCCATTGTCCAAAATATCTTGTTGAAATTTTTGTATTTTTGGCACCATAAAATCTGAGCTAATATTTAAAGCCGCCAACCTGTCTTCTACCGTTGCATCTTTTGCTGAAAGAGTTTCATTTTTATAAAAATCTTTAGATAAAACATTATTGGGTATTATCATCTCTCGATCAGAAACTCTTGCGTGGTATGCTACATCATTGCCAAAATGGCTTCGAATTGAACCCTGTGTCTCGTAAGGAAGCCTCACAATAATTTCTCGGTAATTTTCAGGATCTGATAAACCTACAACATCAAAATCAACAGTCTCGTTTTTAAATTGTGCTCTTTTAGTTCCGGTTATTTCTGAACCAATAGTTCTGAGTTGAACTATTGCCTCTTGTCTGTTAGGAATTGTTCTTCGGTTGAAATCAAAATCTAACGAATCTCTCGGATCAACAAACTGGCCATCTGCATCTAAAACTTCGTAGTTTACATCATCTCCAATTCTGATTTCCCAGAAGCCGTCACCAAACTCTGAATCAAAATTTTTATATGCATATATTTGAGGATTTTCAACAGACATACCACTAAATCGCAAACTGCCAGTTATGAGAGATGAATCATCTACATTAAGTGTAATTTTTTCCTCAGGGATTTTATCATATTCTTCTATATAAAAATCCTTTATTGCATTACGTAATTGATCTTGGGAGGCATCATCCGGTAAGCCATACATCCTCGGATCTACTCCTTCCTCTAACTCTATATCTATTTTATCGTCTAAACCTTCGCTATAGGGCGTGCGAAATTGAGCTTTTTCAAATGGTATTTTTTCTTCAGTTAAATCAAATAGATCTCCTTCAAGTCTTACCTCTTCCTGCAAATTATATTTGTATCTATTTCTAGATACCGTATTGAGGAGATCATCTCTAGTAACCCGTTTATTGTTTTTATCGGCGGCTTCGAGTAATTCAGTTACACCAAGAAATTTCAATTCCTCTTTGTTTATATTCCTTTGACCAACAGCATCTTTCGCGCGCTTACTTAAACCACCTTTTTGACCTAACTCCGCAAGCATTTGTTGCGCCGTACCGCTGTTAGGAAAAGTATCTAAATTTAACACATCGGCTACTGTCGAGCGAAACCCAAACCTATCAGGGTCGTTAGGAAGAAGTTTTCTTCCATCTTCTCGTGTAATTAATCTAATTTCATTAGGTTGAAACTCTGTAAACTTACTTGTTGCCATCATAACGTTAGATGCTGGATCGGTAGCTAACCTCGCTTGAGCTAAAGCATCTCCTATCAAATCCTGACTATCAACCTGATCTGGTACTTCTAAGGCCTCTTTTAAGCCTTCTGTGGCGCTTTTAGCCGCTATTAGACCTGTGGCTAGGGGTGCGGTTTTTGTTGCTACATTCACCGCTGTTGCGATAGGAAGTAAACTTGCCGCCTCTGGTACTACAGGATTAATTAACGGCGTATTTGATCGTGGATCTACAATTGCTCTGCGATCTCCCATCGCCATTCTATCAGCTAAATCTTCCGATCCGCCTAAAAAAAAATCCTCCAAAGCTTGACCGTAAGGGTTACCCGATGGAAAGGTCTTGCGTAATACATTCAAATAATTTTGAAAGGCACGACCCATCTTCATCATTCTTGTTTCAGGCAAGGGCGTGATAGTTCCGGTAATTAAAGGATTGAACCTATCTGGCGTGATCCCTGTTCTTATAAATTCATCAGCACCTTGCAGTTCGGGTATCTCAGAATCCTCAAAGAATACTGGCCTGCCTAAACGCTCTCGCATCAAAGCGTGTTCAAGAGATTTTCTTTGAATCTCAGGAGTGATATTTCCAAGTCTCACCTGTAATATTTCATCCTGAGTCAACGTTGGAACTAAAGCCGGTCGAAACATTTCATTTGTACTCGGAACGCCTATAGAAGATTCTGTCATAACTTTAGGAGGGTTTCTAACAAGATTCCTTAAATCAGATAGTCTACCTAAAAAACCTGTCTCGCTTTTTCTACTTCCATCAAGACGATTCATTTCATCATACGGATTCAATCTCAACTCCTAGTAATCATCAGGGATCTCATCCCAGCTTATTTTTAACTCACCACCAACTTCGTGAACGTTTGTTTCTTTCCAACCCATACGAGTTTTAGTCCACCAGATACTTGCTGTTGTGTTTCCATCTATTGCTTGCTTGTACAGTGACTCAGCAACCTTTGAGTTTGCTTTTACATGACCAGTTTCTAGTTCTGTTTTGAAATAGTTATACATGGTCTGCTTGCAAATAGGTGAGTTAGTATTTGGATTTATAATTACCTTTGCAATGTCCTCGACTGGTATTCCAAAACCAGTCATTGATAAAACGGTTCTACGCTGTTCGTCGGTCGGTTGAAATTTGTTGTTTGGCATACTCTGCCCTCTTGCCTGTGAAATCTTCCCATCGTTTGATGGCTATATCTACATACTCCGGGTTTAACTCTATTGCATGACATACTCTACCAGCCATCTCAGCCGCTATAATAGTCGTGCCACTGCCGCTGAAAGGCTCATATACGGCCTGTCCTGCGCTTGAATTGTTTTCAATTGGCCTTTTCATACATTCAACTGGTTTTTGCGTAGAGTGACCAAGTCCTTTTCCCTCACGTGCTTTAATTTGCCAGATCGTTGATTCTGATCTACTACCTGACCAGTTTGATTTGTTTCTTACCGCATACCAGCAAGGCTCATGTTGCCAGTGATAATCACCTCGACTCAAAGCAAATCGATCTTTTGACCAAATTATTTGTGATCTAATTTCAAAACCGCAGGCGGTTAAACTTTCCTCAACCTTAGCTCCCATAATAGCTGAATGCCAAACGTAGGCCACGTTACCTTCAAATAAAGACCAAGCGTCTCTCCAATCAGCTTTGTCATCATTTTTTACTTCCCCCATCTTTAATTGGTTTTTATTTATACCTGCTTTTTGTCTCCAACTAGCATCGTACTCAACTCCATAAGGTGGATCGGTAACCATCAAATTAGGTTTTACGCCTTCTAAACAGGACTCTACTACCGATGGGTCTGTGCTGTCGCCACACACTAAAGTATGCTTTCCTAAACGCCAAACGTCTCCAAGTTTAGATGTAGGCTCTACCTTTTCAGGGATTGTATCTGGATCGGTTAGTCCCTCAGTTCGGTCGAGAAGATTGCCTAGCTCGGAATCATCAAAACCAGTTAGACCTAAATCAAAGTTTAATTCTTGCAAGCTCTCTAGTTCTAACTTTAAGGTTTGCATATCCCAACCAGCATTTAGAGCAATTTTGTTATCAGCTAAAATATAGGCTTTCTTTTGCGCTTTTGTTAGGCCAGCTAAAGTAATAGTAGGCACTAGACTCATGCCTAGTAGCTTTGCCGCTTGTAATCTACCATGACCAGCAATGATGCCTTTCTGCTCGTCAATTAGTATTGGATTAGTAAAACCGTATTCAATGATACTTGCCGCTATTTGACTAACTTGGTCATCAGAATGAGTCCTAGCATTCCCAACGTAAGGAATTAGCTCTTCGACCTTTATTTCTTTTATAGCGTCTATTTTCATATGTTTTTAGCGTTCTATATAGATAAAATGACTATCAAATTAGATTTTTATGCTTTTTTTGTTCTAGCGTAGACATCTTTATCAGCTTTTCTCGCACCACCTTTTCCTGTCATAAAACTATTGACTCGACCCATAGCCCATTGCGCCATCGGAACGTCTCTTGAACCACTACCGAGATATGCACCCTGACCTCTACGATAAACTTCAGCTAGTTGACCGTAGGTAAAGCGACTATTATCTGCCTTTTTTTTGAGTGCGGCTTTTGTTTTTGCGCTTAGGGGTTTGCGACTTCGTTTTGGTTTTGGTTTTGCTTTGGTTGGCACGACTTCTACTCACCTCTTTAATATTAATATATTCACCACGTTTATATTTCTCAGCGGTTTCTCTGATTTCTTTTTCTTTAGCCGCAGGATTTTTAGACCCAGCTAAATATTTTTTTGGCGTGCCTTTTTTAGTCTTAGCAACTCTTCTAAATTTTCTCATCTTTTACGCCGTCGTTTATTTGCTTCGATAGCTCGCCCTTGCCTCTCAGCCTTCTTTTTAGAACGGTAAACTTTACCTGTTGTACCGTACTTATAACCGCCTTTAACTTTTCTTACTGGCATTTTTATGAACCTTTTGCACTTCAAAGGAAACTTTCTTACTTGCTCCGGCGTGTTTGACGAAACCGCCAGCAGGGTCTTTCATTAGTTTAAAGCCTTTGCCATGTTTCATCCAATGAAACCCGGCAGGAGCTGGAACTTCTTTTTTCATTTTATTTTTTAACCCTGCGACGAGGAGTCATTTTTTTAGGTTTCTTTTTTCCATTGGTCTTTTTAGCTTTCCTACCACCATAGGATTTCATCCCTTTCGATCCATGTTTCATAGTTTATCCTCCTTACCAGTTCTTACAGCTCCAATAGCGAGCCGTCAATTTTGATGGGGGAGAGGTGTCACAACGATGCCTCGCCCTAAATGATTTGCGTCTTGCAGGCTGATTCTTTTTAATTTTCATGTTAGGATCGCCAAATCTAATTAATTTAACCTCATCGCCTTGTTTGGCTAATACGGCAAATTTTTTATTTTTACCCGGAGTTCTTTTGGGTTTGTTGTATTTACTAAACCTTTCGCCTCTATATTCGATCATTTGCGTAAATTATCTCTTGCAACGCCTTTGGACTTCTCAAAAGACCTGAGGCCACCTAAACCAAGCAATGATAGCGTTAAAGTCATCAATTCGCCTGTATTAAGGTCTGGAAGGCTAACTTCGGGATACCAAATAGCGGTCATCCATTCTGCTAAGGGCATGATAAAAAACGACATAAACAGGCCTAGCGCACAAATCCACATTATTGCAGGCCTTGCGCCAGAAACAAATAAACTTGGATGCTTTACTTGTTCTTTGTTGACCTCGATCTGGGCAAGATTTGCGTCGTGAAGCTCTCTTTTTAATTCATGCTCTAATTTAAGTTTTAGGTCTTTATCAACCACAAATTTGTCCAAGACCTTTCCAGCAACATTTACTACTGCATCTCCAAGCATTTTAATAACTCCAAACGGTCGGCCGAATGCCCTTGTCTAACTTTGTTAAATCGTCAAGATGAATGAATCTTGCCGATCCGGATTGATTGACTCCTATACCTGTAAATTTCTTAAGAAAAGCAAACTGTAATAATAAATATGCATCTTTACGGTTAACGCCAATATCGACCGCTCTTCCAGTTGTATGTGAACCATTTCTTCCTGAAAGGGAAACTTTTTCATTATGGTCGGGACATCTATATCCGCTAGTGATTATTAGCGGCATATCCATTGATTCTCTTAAATCATCTAACTTTGCTAAAAAATCCTCTTCGATCAAGCATTTATCACAGCCGCATTTGCATTTCAGCTCATTGTAAGAAAAGTATTTTGATTTCATAATGGTATTGGAGAGTAGTCTAATATTTTTTGGAAGAAGAGAAAAAATAAAAAACAACTCTCCATAAAGGGCATTTATCCTAAATTACTACAAGTATGCATGTTTTTTGCAAAAAATACAATTTTTATTTAAATAATTTTTTTTGTATATGTTCCTCAAATTTTTTCTTTCGATCATAAACTGTTCGGCCGCTAATAGAAAAATAATCTTTTGTACTTTCAAGTCCCTCTAAATAAAAGGCTCTAGTAGTACTTACAATTTCACCCCACCTTTTTGTTCCAAGCAATTCATTAAAGACTTTTTCTAGACGCTCAAAACGGCGTGGAGGAATGATACCAGAAGGTATTCTTGATCCGAAAGTATCCTCACCGGGAGCGTTGGCCAATCTCCATACAGTTGTTGAGCTAGGATAACCATTTGCTGACTTTCTCCAGCTTGCCCAGTCTTTCAACAACTCACGAGAGTCAGTCGTATCCAAGAAACTCAATCCTTCCTTCAACTCCACACTTTCGTACTTCTCGCATTTTGTTGTATTCCTTACGATAGTGAGCTGGGATTTCTTTTTTTCGCTCGGTAGGCGAATATTTAATCGACAAGTCATGAAACCTCTCCCTTAATAATTCATGTTTTAATTCTCCAAGTTTTTCAAGCACAAACCTTTGAAACTCTATTGGATTCTCAGTAAAATACTTATGCCATCTATGAGACAAGCAAAAAGCATTAAAAGGATGCCACCGAACATTTCGCGACCTGCGACCATAAACGTGAGCGCACTCAAGTACTCTTGATACACCATTTACTTGTCCCTCCGGATCAATAAGTCCAGATTTTTCGCAAGTCCAATTAGCTCTTTCTCGAACGCAGGCGCTAAACCATTTATCAGCCGCGTCTCGTTTAATGGCCATCAGATCTTCCTTTCGTTAGCGCAGGTAGTCCTCCACGCATCAAAAATCATATCATCTGCCCTCCTGTCATAAAATGCTAAAGTCTCTTCAAAAACAGCATCTCCCAAATCCTCAACAGCTTTAAGATACTCCGGCGTTTGATGTGCAATAGCTTCTCTTTCCAGCGCTGTTCCTTCTCGCGGCAAGCCTTTATACCTTGCAATTTTAAGATATTCCTTTGCCGTCGTAACTTTGCTTTTAGCTTGAGCGTAACGTAAATTGACATCTTTACACCTCTCGATTACTTTTTCCACATCATTATCATCCGGTAATGGCATTTTAAACTCCTATTTTATGCTTTGACAATAAGAACTTTCCAGCGCGTTTTTTTAGATCGGGAGATGTATCCTCCGAAAGCATAACTCTATATGCCTTACCAATATCATCAGATCTCTCTGCGTTAGACCTTGATATTTGATTTATTTTTACATCAATCCAATCCCACTCCGATTCATCTTTGTTACGGCAATCATCACAAATCATGCCTCCGGTTTTGCTACCTCCTAACCTCGTAAGCCTTCCGCAAACCTTACATTTAGTCGGTTCTTTTACTTTTTCATCACTTTTAATTAATGGCTCCCAAAGACAAATCTTGCACTGATTTGGATTTGACATTTGATTTCCACAGTCAGGGCATTTCATCTTTCTCTTCCTCCGTAGGTATTTCTGCGTAGTAGGACTCGAACTTAGACTTTCTGAATAAAGTTTCAGGCCGCAAATACATTCTCCATTCACCTTCTTTAAAACTGCTTCTTGCCTTACGTTTAATTACATTTGCAATGTCTTCTACCGTAAAACCATCTTTCAACAAAGCGATCACCGGTTTAAAGTTAGTATCAACCATTCGGAAGTTTTTGCCAGAAACCTCGTTTAAAATTTTTATAACTTCAATAGCTTGATCCTTATAAATAGACATCATGGTTTCTTGATGGTTATTAATGATGGTTATGGGTGCATCTATTGCAGGGGTGTCAGTACCTTTATTTGCAGGGGTGGGTGCATTATTTGCACCTGATAAAACTTTATAATAGCTTGCTCTTCCCTTCCTATAAACAACTTGAATTAGACCTAAACGTTCTAGTCTTCTTAATGCATATTGGACAGTTCTTTCACTATATCCCGTTCTCTCTACAATTGTTTCAACTCGTGGCCAGCACCAACCGTCATCATTAGCTTGGTCAGCCAAACTCACAAACACAAACTTAGTCGATTTTATAACTTTCTTGCTTTTCCAAGCAATGTTTAAAAATGGTATTGCCACCGCTATCTTCTCCCTTTTTCACGTGAAACAAGCCCTAAAATTAGCAATATTTAAAAATATATCTTAATTTATTGTACTTTAAATCATTTCTGAGCTATTATCAAGGGACTTAAAAAAGGAGAGATGAATGGACAGATTTGAAAGACTTGGAGTTTATTGGCGTAAGTATGACAGAAAATCATTTAACGAAATGATCCGACGGTTTTTGTTTGATAAGGCTGTTGAAAATATGAGCGATCAAAAGAAACTCAAACGTAAGTTCAAAAAACAATTATATCAAGGGAAATATTGGAGCGGCAGGCACGTCTCTGATTGCGGTAGATTTGCAATTTGTAAACAAAAATATGATGACTGGGCTATAGAAATATTTACTGGAAAAACTGACGAAGATAGATTTGACATTTATTGTTGGAAAGTTATTCGATCAGGGTTCTACTGCATGAAAGAAGCCCGGTACTACGCAGATTTAATTCAACTATAAAGGGAGAGAAAAATGGAAGAAGTAAACAACTTAGAAAACGCTCGATCAATGATTGACATAGAAGTAGCGGTTAATTCTGCTTTTAGATCTATGTTCAAAACAAACCACACGCCGAGTGAAAATGCGGTTAAAGAATACAACGACCGGTTATTTTATTATCATGAAAATCCAAAAATCTGGGCGGATATGCTTGGTAGAAATCCTCACCACTATCTATGGAGGCAATTGCTTTTTTATAAATGGGCATCTCTAGACGCAAAGGAAAGATTCAAAGTTATTGAACAAAGAATTCTCAATGACGAGTGCATTACTACGTCTTTAGCAAAAGCCTTAGCATTTAGCGCTTTTATGCTCGACCCTGATCAACCGAAACATTTCGGTGACATTCATCATGCTTATAGTATGATCGTCAAAAATTTAACAAATATTTTATTTGGCAATCTTGTCAATGAAATCAAAAAAGATGTTAAAAATTTTGATGCCTTCTCATACAACAACCCGGATGACATGCACGCAGTTAAAATTGGGGGAACTAACAATGACTGATAAAACTAGCGATCAAAAATATAATTTAAAGACAGCGATGGTCAAATTACAATCTGACCAACTTACAGCCTCAAAGGATGGTGAAAATCCTTTTTACAATAATAGCAAATATGCAACTTTAGACAGTATCATCGAGGCCTTATATCCGGCCTCGGAATACGGACTTTACTGGCATCACACGCTTCGCACTCAGGATGATGTGACCTATTTACGATGTACAGTCGGCCACGTTGACGATGAAGAGACAATTGTTTCCGAAATTCCAATCAGACTTCCAGAGGCTAGTCTGAAAGATCCTCAAAAAATAGGTGGAGCAATCACCTACTTCAAAAGGTATACGTTACAATCGGTTTTTGGGTTACCTTCTGAGGATGACGATGGAAATTCTAACAGCCAACTTAAAATAACTCCGGAGGAAATAAAAACCCTTCAAAGTCATTTAGATAAAAGACAATATCCACACGACAAATTTTTAAAAGAACGTCGACTCAAAGAGTTTAAGGATATGAAAAAATATGATTACGACAGAATCATGGCAAGATTAAAAGGAGGTGCGTAATGTCAATAAAATTAGATATAAAACCAGATTCAAAAGAACACTTTGAGATTAGAAAAGATTTTTGGTGCGCGTCAGAAGCTCCGGCTGTTATGAACGTAAGCCCTTTTTCACCGCACAATCGTGTGCAACTTGCGTTAGTTAAACAGGGTGTATTGACACCACAAGTATATGAAAAGGCGGTGGCACATGGTCGAAAGTATGAAGGCCACGCGCGATTAAATGCTGAGATAAAAACTGGCAGAAACTTTTGGCCAGAGGTCTGGTGTAAAGACCGTTTTTTAGCATCGCCTGATGGAGTAAGTGATGACAAGGAGATCTACCTAGAAATCAAATGCCCTTACTCTCCTAAAAGCCAAATTATAAAAAGTGTAGAAGAGGGAGAGATTCCTGAGCATTACAAATGGCAACTCGATCATGGATTATATGTTACTGGTTGCAAAAAGGCGCTATTCGCAGTTCTTTACCCAGACGGCCACACCATGAAGTATATCTACTATCAGGAGGATGTCGAGCGGCAAGGCAGACTCATTGATGCTTGGCATGAATTTGATGCCTTGATGAAAAAACCAATAGTGCAACTTAAAAACCTATCTAATAATACTTTGGATGGGATCAAACTGCAAAAAGTGCAGGATTTGATAACCGCTCGACAGAATAAAGACGAGGCCACAGATATTTATAAATCAGTACTTGCAGACACAATCAAATTGCTTAAAGACGAACCTTTTACACATCCGGTCGTTTCGTTTGTTCCGGCTTATAAAAGAAAAGGAGCGATTGATTACAAGGCCGCCTTTGAAGGTTTATATAAACTTATACCTCAAAGTTTATTAGAAGACGATGGTTTTAAATTTTTTGATCTAGAAGATTACAGAGGCAAAGAAACACAAATAAAAGATAATTTGAAATTTAAAAAGGAGTCATAAGATGCTTGATGGTAAAATAGAAATTATCGGAACGATCACAAAAGTTTTCGAGGCTAAAACCATTCCTACCGGTCAAACTCTGCAACAGGTAAATATTGAGTTAGACACTCAATTTGAAAAGGCTGTACCCATAGAGTTTTGGGAGGATAAGATTGCAACATTTGAGGATGCAAGAGTTCATGAGGGTGATAAAGTTAGGTGTGAAATTTATTACAACGGGAAAGAAAAAAAAGATGGAAAATATGCCTTTAAAATTTATCCGTCTTTTCGTTGCGTAATGATTGAAAAACTCAATGAGGATGGTGATCAATTTATTGATGACGATGACTTTCCCAGAGATACTTTTCATGATTTAAATTAAGGAAACGTGAATGATTGAAAAAAACAAAGATTACTTTACTGAAAAAGAGGCGGCCGAGTATTGCAACGTCTCGATCAGTCAATTTCGTAAGAACTATTTAAAATACGGTATTACTCGACACTATTTCATGGGAAAATATCAATATTCTAAATCGGAGTTAAAAAAAGCCTTTGAATCATCTCGCATCGGAGACAACGCCGTAAATACTGAAAGTTAAAGCATTGGCTACGGATGACCGAATACCAAATGAATCTGTTGCGGCAAGGGTGATGCCATTTCCCATCTGAAATGACTGAAAATTATCGTTTATGCTATTTGCGGCAATTGTCACGTCGAATGCCAGAGCGTTTGATTCATCGTAAGTTGAACCGCCCTGATCATGAAAAAGACGGAATGTAGCTGACGAGCCAGTCGTATTTGCGATTATAATGCGGCAAATTTCCGTTTTAAGCGACGCTACATATAAAGCGGTATTATTGGTATCAGAAGGTCTTGCTTGCCCTAGAAGCGAAGATGGTGCGTAATTATTCATTTGGCCTATTTATTAATGTTGGCATAGCACCAAATTGAAAGCCTCGGAAAATATCGCCGCCGAGACCCGGAGCGGTTAAATCAAACCTTAATCTGTCGCTTACATTTTCTCTTGTGATTGGCGCAGGTTGATTTAATAAATTTCTGATAACGCCCTCTTGTTCGACGATTGGACTAAAAAGAACGCGGCCAGCTATATCTCTCTCAGCCTCTGATATCATTCCTGCTGGATTACCGAACAAACCACGAGCTAGAAGAGGTAAGGCGTTTGCTATATTTACATTGGCAAGTGGTGATTCATTCATTTCTCCGACCTTTGCTTGTCTAAGTTGAGTTGGCGCTCCTCCGGCAATTGTATTTTTTGTCCCTTGAAACATTCTTTCAGTAGCAAATCTGTTAATTATTTTGTCTGCATTGTCGGGGTCAAAAACAGATCTTATTTTTTGGGCATCTAAAGACGTCAAAGCTTGCGGCATGGCGCCCTCAGCTTTTTTCTCAATTTTATCACTAAGGTTTCTAGCCGCGCCTAGCCTAAAAAATGCTTTATCATTATCGCTTAAGTTTTCAAACATTCTTTCAGTAACTTCACTATCTTCTCGAGTGAATTTTCGACCTAGTTCTAATGCCCTTTGTGCGCTTTTCTCTGTAGAATATTGATTTCTAATTGCTTTATAAGCATCTATCTTATCAAGCTCTTTTAATAAATCATTTTTTAAACCGACAAATCTTGCGCCCTCTGATGAAACTTTACCAGTGATGTCAGTTTGTGCATCAATAAGTTCATCTAAACCTTCCTTAATCTTTTGGAACGTATGCAGACTTGGTGTCTCAGAAATTGTAAACTCCATTACTTCACCCGTCTGAGCATCAAAAGATGGATTAAACTGTTGAACCACCGTCGGCTTTCTTTCGTCTTGTAAGATAGAAATTGCTCTTTTTGTAGCATTTTTCATGGTTGGTGTTTCCAGTAAATCTTTTAACTCTGGCGTCATTTGCACAATGTTTTCATCTAATATCTGTTCATATCTAGGAGCAATCTTTCTCATATTTTCAAGAAGAGTTTGATTCACTTGATCAAAATTAACTTTTCTTTCTGATATACCAACCGAATCGGCTACCGTTTTAAGTAATCTATTTTGAGCATCTTTTGCTCTTTCATCTAATAAATTAGCGGCTCTCGTTTTTGCACTACTTGGTAAAGAGGCAAATGCATCGGCAAGAGCCTGTATATTTGTGCCAGCAAAATCAGCCATCATCATTTGAGGATCAGATCGACCAGCCTCTATTACGTCATCTGCCGTAATATCATCTCTAGAAGCATCCATTCTCAATTTTCTGGTAAATTGCTCTTCTGGAGTATCTGCAAAAGATGATTTTAATGCACCAAAAAACGGTGTGACGTTTTGCACCAACCTTTCACCAACCGCCGCAACAGGTTGAAAAATTGCATTACCTAATAAACCTAATGTTGCTCCTTGAGCAATATCACCGGATAAATTTCCAGACTCAGAATAAGGAATTGCTGTCACACCACCTGCTACTCCACCGCCAGCTAAATTAGCACCACCTCTTGTGATTCTGGAGCGGCCACGCAGATTATTCATTAAACTTTGACCTATAGGCGTGTTAACAATTGCTTTTGACCCTCCCATGCCACTTAATAAGCCTCCAGCAACTTCAAGACCTAATGATAGCAAAGGTTCAGCTTGTCTTGCTTGGTTTAACGCATCTCTTACATTTTGTCTTTCTTGTTCAAAAGTTGTGCCCGGCATAAGTCCTCTTATACCACCAGCAATATCATCTAAAGAGCCAAAAGTTGCTCCCTGTCCAAGAAGTGCCAGCCTAGATAAATTTCTGACTATTGGATTACTTTGATCAAAAACCATGCCTTGATTAGCAGGAACGTTTGGAGGCATCTCGCCGAGAAACTCTGATCTGTTTAAATTTGGGTTTTCCATTAAAGCCATGTCAAATAGGTCACGATCTTTTAAGGTTGGAAACCTTTGTCTGTATTCTTGTATTGTTGCCATTTATATTCTCAAAGTATTAATTGCGTTTTGGTTGTCTCTTATCTCTTGTAACAAAGCATTTTTAAATCGTGTTATTGTTCTGAAAATTAATTCATCGTCAGAACCTGCATCCAAACCTCCAAAGCCTTCTTGTAATAATGTTAATTCTTCTCTATTCAAAGCACCTAAACCTGTAGACCCAGATGCAGTCCCTTTTCTTAACTCTTGTATTGTGTCCTGAGCTACTTGGCCTTTTACTGCTTGTAGTGCATTTAACGCATTTTTTAATTGTTGCGGTGGCAATAATCGCAGAAGTGAGCCTGTGTAATTACCACCAAAGGTTAATTGTTGCGTTATACTGGCGTCTTTTGGATCAATCGTTTGTCCCGGATTAAAATTAGGATCTTCAGATCGAGGAATCACTAAATACTGTTCAAAATCTGCTATAACATCCAAAGCTCTTTGACTATTAGCAATTACTCTTTCAGCACCTTCAATTTTTGCTTGTCGTTCTCTTTCAGGTTTTTGCTGTAAATCACGCAATTTAGCTTCAGCATCTTCTCTTGCAAACTCTTGTATAGGATCACGAGGTAGCATATTATTTAATCTTAAAGCCTGAGTAATATCACCACCTTCAGCTACAAGTCTTGCAGTTGGGTTACCTGCAAACAACTGATCAAGCCGTTGATTAAACCTCATGGCTCTTTGCCTTTCTGCTTCCTCAGCTTGAAATTGTCGTTGTAACCTTAATAATTCTAATTGGTCTTGCCTTTCTTGAATTTCTCGCTTTCTTAAATCAGCCATATTCTGAGCTAATAAACCCGGAACCATTCCAATCCTTTGAAATGTAGATCCGGTAACATTTGGACTGCTTGCTTGGCCGAGAGCTTGGCCTAAAAGACTAAACGCATTTGGTTGTTGCCGAGTTTGCATTAAACCTTGCATTTGCATATTCAACAATTCATCAATACTTGCCATAATTTATTCCCACACTAATACTGAATTTTTCTTAATCATTTTTGGTACACAAACCGCACCAATTTCAGGTTGCGGATATTTTTTATTATCATAGCGATAGTTTTGCTTTCGTATAATTTGACCAAACTCCGCACATCGTAAAGCTGATTTCCAATAGCTTACATCATCCATTTGCGGCACGCCATTAACGTAAATCATTAACTGAAAGACTAATATCATTTACCTAGACTTATAATCCAAACAAAAAATATTAATAAGCCAACAATCAAACCACCGCCTATGATAATTGCTATTGTATCAATTAGTTTCTGTCTGAAAACAATACGGTCGTGAATTGCTTTTTTTCTAACAGCTCTTATTCTTTTTTCTTCCTGTAATAATTCTTCCCATACTTCGCGGCCTGCATAAAGTACGATCATCTCTCTTAATTTAAGGCGATTTTCTCGCATGGTTTTGGCGGCTAATACTGATTGCACAGCCTCCTCGGAAATTGACTTAGAATTTAATAATTTTTTAACAACGCTAGGATTTTCAGCTCTTTCTTTTGCTTTGTTAACATCAGAGGATGCTTCGAAAAAACGTGAGATTGCATCGTAACAATCTTTGACTTCCCTTCCTTGCGCTAATAAACGATTGACTTGTGATACTGCTTTTGAGCCTAAGGCTATTGCCGCAGTAATCGAAATTGGATCGGGCATTTTGCTATCCTAAAATTAAAGCTATTATCAAACCCCCCATTGATGTGATTAATAAAATGGCTACTTTCGTAAGTAGACTTGATATCTCGTCAAGGCGTTTCTCTATTGCCTCTAAACGATTAAAAACTGTTTTAATTCTCTCGTCACACTGCGCCTCGTGCGCTTGTAGATCAGAGGCTACTTCAAATATTTTATCGGTCGACATTATGATTCATCTTTCCAAGTCATATCAAGAGCTAGATATTTTCCTCCAGTCGACTCAATAGAAAGTTGCCCAGCATCAACTAATTTTTTTATATTTGCATAATCATTATTTTTTTCTTCTATTGGAACTGCACAAATATATCCATTTTTTTTCCCAACAATGCACGTTGAAAAAACGCCTACGTCAATTTCTGTTTTTTGATATTTTAATTCTGACCACATTTTACGCTCCTAGTTCTGCTGTCATTATAAAAAAACCCCCCGATCCAACGCTTAAACGGGCTGAACATCCGCTAAACATCGACGAATTGGTGGAATAAGTAACATTGAAGCTCATCATTGTTATATTTCTACCAGCAGTAAGCTCACTATTAAATCCTGTTACTGTGCCAGATGAGACTCCGAGATACTTAATGTTTGAACCCGTGATTGTAGGAGCCACACGCATAGGTGTCGTAAGCGCTCTTTCACATCGTGCCGCAGTTGTAAAAAAATGTCCGTTTGCAAACACTCCGTTGTCCTGAATTGTTGAAGTACCATCTGCCACCATAAAATGCAGATACCTTCGACAACTATTTATTACTTCTGAAAATTCTGGGAACACAAAATCCGAAGCGGTATTTCCCTTCTCAAGCATGACTTGCCCAATATGCAATTTTGAAGTTCCAGCAGTTGTGCCTGTGACATTTGACCAAATAAATATTGCTACATTTTTAGTGTTAGCAGTGTCTATCGTAGCGGTCACGCTATACTTAGCGTAGGAGGTTGTGACGTTCAGATCGGATGGCGTGTGTTCATAGGCGTAATTACTGGCAAGTGTCGGATTTATACCTTCCGACTCCCACGCTGAGATAAAGTTATTGCTACTTATAGCTGGCAAGTCCTCATCGCCTGACCAGCTTATTATAGCCATACGTACATCGTCCAAATCTGAAGCGGCTTTAATTTGAGCAGAAAGAGTGACCTCTTGACCGATGATAGACTCACAATTTACGTTCTCCAAAAATTGCAGGATGCCGAACTTCTTGTTTGTTGTGCTTGCGTCTGAAGGCACTAGTAACTCGATTGCAGTTTTTGATCCAGACGGTGCCTCCGTTTGCGTCTGGTTAATATCTACAATATCGTCTCCATCGCTTACTAACCTATACATATCAATTATGGCAACTGAATGACTGTTGCTTCCACTGCTCGGTGTAGTAGAATTTATAGATATTCCCCTTTGAGAGTATGCAAATTCTGGGTTGAGGATGTAATTCTTGGTGATGCCAGCACTGACTCCTACTGGGTTTTTAGCAAAAGTAACTGTTTGATCTGAAGCAATAGTCATGGCGGTGGTAGGAGCGTCAGAATCACTTCCGTCGTTAGTCGAAAATATTAACTGACCTTTTTGATCGTCGCTTGTGCCTTCGTGACTTGCTTGTATCCTACCCAGTGTTGATTCCTCTGAACCAGACTGCAAACCTTTAAATACAATCTGTGACTCTCGCCCTCCGGCTGTATCCTCACTATCTGGATTTTTTAAATTAATTTGATTTTCAGAGGGATGCGAATCAAGAAGAATGAATTTATCTGCTGATGCTTCATACACGACAGCATATACACCATTAGCTCTTATACTGTTGACCGGTAATTCATTCAAACTTGGAGTAACAATCGACTTTGCTCCAACTGAGTCTACGTTCAGAGTCGCATTACCGGTATTACTATGATTAAATTTCGCTACATACATATCTCCCGCCGCATAGGTGGCAACGGTGCGACTAGCCGATAGTGTATAAGTGTTTCCAGAACCAGCCGTCGTATTAGCACCATTTGTGTCATTGTAAAAACGTTTAATTCGGGCATAAGCCTCGCGCATAGTATTGTTTACTGTAGAGGGAGCCATTCCTTCAGGTGCGCCATCTGGCGGTGTGGCTGTGTTACTGTCTGCTGATACGTTGTAATCTCTAATTTCACCCATTTTAAATACCTACAAAGTTTCCTATATTTCTTGCGGTTTCTCTAATTGTACCGCCTAATGTTTGACCACTTTGTCCAAGACGAGACAATTCTCCAACTAAACTTAAACCTGTTGCTATATCTCCAAGAATGCCACCATCGGGTCTTCTTTGTAAAACTTCTCCACCAAAATTACCGCCTAATAAACTTGCATAACGACCCAACGCATCGATTGGTTGTGCTTGTAATTCATTATATAAATTCAAAGATTGATTAAGCTCTCTTTGTCTTTGGTTTTCAAGTTCTTGGCCTACAAGAGACAATCTTGCCGGATCATCAAATCTCATTTGATTAGCGGCTTGGACATAACGATTAGCGTCAAGCATTCTGTCTCTCTCAGCCTCATACGCTGGCGCATATATACTTGTAGCCAGCTCGTTTAAGTTTCTACCCAAAGTGTTTGCCATTGCACCTGACCCATATCTTCCACCCGCCGCAAATCTACTTGCTACTGCATCGCTCACCCCTGATGCCGCTTGGTCAAAAGTTGCTCTTAAAAATGGATTACTTTCTGGTAAAAGAAAATCACCTCTTAGTGTTGAAACTAAACCGCCTGTTTGTGCTTCTGTGAAAGGATTGCCGGCTCTTGCAATATCTTCTTGCATCTGCAAAGCATCCCTTCTTTGCTCTGACATTGGAGTAACTCTTTGCCCAAGAAAAGGTGTGGGTGCTAATTGACCGCTTTCATATAATCTTCGAGCTTCACTAAAAACCTGATTTAAATAATCAGATTGAAAAGGTGTTGTTGTACTTGAACCTACGACTGCCATTTTTATTAACCTCTTTGCGCTTGTCTAATAATATCTTCGATCTCAAAATCTGATATTGGTTTTAAATCTTGCGTAGCTTGTTGAGCAATCTGACTTTGAACTCCTGCAGGATTATCGCCAAATTGAACTGGCGCAAATCTATAATTGTAGCTACCTCCAATCCCCGGTATCTCTAAACTTTGTGCTTGTTGAGGAGTAAGTGCCGCAAGAAAAGGATTTACTAAATCCATAAGATTCATTGCTGGTCGATTATTAAAAGCATATGCTTCTGCCGCAGAACCGGGAGTGCCGCCAGCGGTAATGTAAGGATTGGTTTTTTCTCCTTGATATAAAGCTCTTCTAGCTACTATATCACCAAATAATCTTGAGATATTTTCTAATTCTGGTGCCCTTCCTTGTGGGTCTCCGGGCATAGAAGTAACTGCTCTACGATAATATGGGTCATTAAATAAAACATTGAGATCTCTTATAACTGGATCTGATTCTGGTTGTAAAGAAAAATTACCAAGTTGCATCGTATTATTTCCTAAAGCATTTTGTATTGTATCTATTGCATATGTTGGTTGTTTGTACTCTCTGCGAGTTGGCATAGCTAAATTAGTTGAACCAGCAGAACTTTGATTAGCGGCTATTTGTGCATTGTATAAAGCCGATCCTTTCGGCGCAGTTATATTTGTTGGACTCCCAACATTGCTTAAAAAAGATGGATCAGTCGACCCTTTGCCTCGGCTCAATCCTCTTTTTCCAGATTGAATTATATCAGATGCTATTTTAGCTTCGACAGGCAAAAAACTTGAAAAAGGATTATTATCACCTTCAATTAAATTTTGCGCTCCAACACCAGCGGCTATACTTGCGCCTCCGGTAAAAGGTGCTAACGCTAGTCCAGCAATTGCACCTATATTGCCTTTTAACAAACTTTTAAAAAACCCCGGTGACTTTGTTTGCATATGTTTAGCATCTTGACGTAAGCCATAATCATACGCTTCAAGCAAAGTGTCTTTTGTTACACCGGGTTGTAAAATACCAGTTTCTAAAAAAGTTACCAGTCCTTGATTGTTAGTTAGACCCCAGTCTTTCATGTGTCTAATAACTGCAAGCTCACCAGCAGACTTATCATTGTTTAATGCTTTTAGCCTTGCATCAAAAACTTTATCTACAATATTTCCATCATGTATTGCAAAGTTTTTAAGTCCGATCCCTTTTAGATTTACTCCGTCTAAAACATCCTGATAAGGCAAACTTTTAGCATCAAATTGTCGAGAACTAATACTGTCCATCAAAGGAACATTTGCAAATCCGTAAGTAGCTCCGGGTATATTTTGATTAGCAAAAAGCCTTAATCGTGCTTCTTTTTGCGGATCAAAATCTTTCCTAGCCTGTGCCCTTGCTTGAATTTCTCTTCTTCTATCGGGACTGATCATTACCTACGACCTCTCGAATCAAGGTTTGCCCGGACTCCTATTGCTTCATCAAAACCCCCAGCTATGTCTACACGAAATCTCATATATCTTGCTGTCTTTCTAAAATTATGCTCACCAATAGAATTCACAGTTTGACCAGAAGAATAAGTGAAGTCAGAATTTAAAGAATCTCTTGTAGCTAAATAAACAGTATTTGTTGCATTTGCACCTGTAACTAAAGGTCTCACCCGGTCACAAAATAACAACTCCATATCTTCAGTTGCAACTTCTCCAGTTTCTATTCTAGCTGTTAAAGCCGAACCGTTAAAGGTTCCTGATTTGTTATTAGTGTCAAAAACAAAAAGTGCAAGCTGACCACCTTTATACAAATCTGCGTCTAAACTTGCTGGTAACGCGTCGATAGAGGTATTAATAGAATCTAAACCCTCTAATGTAAAACCTTGTGATCTTCCAAAATAAATAATCTGATGATCTATTTGAACAAAACTCCAGCTATCCGTTTTAATATCGTAAATTATTAATTCAGTTGGATCGCCCTCACCAGTACAATAACTCCAAACAACTTTAGCATTAGGTACATCAACTTCGCTGACCATCCTAAAACGTCTGGTTGTTTGTTCTCGCGCAGCAAAAAACAGATCTACTTTTTTATCACCTATACGAGTTATCCTCCCGCCTAAGTCGTATCTCATAAATCCGTCTTGAGAGTAAAAGAAACAACTATCTCCATAACGCACCACGCTTCTCGCGGCTGGAGTTCCCATGTTGACTATTGTATTAGTCAATCTCCAAACTAAAGGAGAACCAATATATTCCATTTCCCATATCGCACGCTCTTGAAATATAATGACAGTGTCCCCACCCATGACCATTTGAACTTTACCGCCATCACCTTGTAAGTCTTGGAAGTCTGATTGAGTATCAGGGTTAGAACCCCAGCTAGTAATATTTTCAAGACCTGACCATTGAATTCTGTTTGGTCGATGAGTGCCGTCATTTACATTTCCTAAAACTAAAAACCCTCGACTAATGCAAAGAGTTTTTGCTTTTGGAGGAGAACCACCTAGATCTGCAAAATTACCACTTGCTCCAAAACCGCGTACTTGAATATTATTGTCAAAGTTAGTTGCTATGACTTGTTGCCCAAACTTAGCAAACTCCCAATATGATTCGTCACCAGAAGAGTAAGTTGATCCTCCGACACTAGAAAAAGTAGTGCCAGCAAGACGATAAAGTTTAGTCTCATCTCCGGCAAAAACTTCTGTATTACCCTCTCCATCTGAATACGCTACCGCACCTCTACAAAATGCTGTCAGGGCATCTGTATCTGTACTGATACTTTTGAAAGGAAGATAACAGTTCTGATGCGGTATGACGTTTAGAGCCATTGACGTACCTTGCGTAAATATGTCAGGTAAGTCAGGCTCAAAATTACCAAAATTAATTGTTTGTATAGCCATTATGGATTTGCACTATCTGTCTTAATACCAACACTGCCCTGACTAGTTCTTGCTATTAAATAAGTCTCTGACGCTGACCAGACTACTTGTTTATATTGCTCTAGATAAGTTTGTGCTGATTGAAAATCTTGTAAGAATCTATAGGCATGATATAGACTGGCCGTTAAATAAGCATCAGGATAAGTATCAAGAATCCAGTTCGTTGTATTAGAATCTGATAGTCCTGTTACCATTGGGTAATAAGAAAGTTCAAATGCATAATTAGAATCAGGTGCAATTTCAAATTCAATTACGTCACTGATAGTAAAAAAAGCTGGTTTACCACTACCACTGCGATGATTAATACTTAGTTGGTTAGGTGCTAGAAATCTTAAAGTGCTAAAAGCATCACCTGTAAGTGTAAATCTATATATCTCTTGAAAATCTGTTGGCAAAGCTAACGTTGCAGTTCCGGCCGTTAAAGTACCAGTCTGTCTTTGAATATTACCACGTATGCCTCCAATTTCTGGAGCCTCAACAGGCACAGGCACACGTTTCAAATATCTTTCTGCTAAATCAATAAATTGATTTAAATTTGAAGTTGTAAAGTCTGACCTAGCTGTCCAGTCCGATATTGCGCTTTTTAACTCTGAGTAGTTCGCGATTGCCATTTACCTATCCGTTTATTAATATTATTAATCACCATTTCTGCGTGAACAGAATCTCCCATCATTTCTAACCACGACACATTACCTATCATTGATTCATACTCATCCCACCATTCTTTTGCATACTCACAATGCCTAGTCTCAGGAAAGTGTGGAATACCAGCAGTGAAATGAACGATTGAAGCTGGCTCAGTTGGTTCGTCATAACCCACACAATAATTAAATTTTTGCGGTATATCACCTATCGAATCAGCCCACTCAAAATTCTGCGGAGTGTTTGACTCATCGTTTATATAATCTGCCGTTAGCTTTTTACACAAACTATTATTAAAAACCATTAAGGATGCCCATTCAAATTTATGAATACTTTTTCTAACAGAAACCGCGCAGTTATCTTCAACGAAATCATTTAACTTATGTATGTCATCAAGAACTAACATATCGGCATCCATAAAAACTGAGACACCTTGATAACCGCATAACGCTGGAGCTAAATAACGACTAAAAGTAAAATCTGTTAGTCCAACTCTTTTTATTGGTAACTGCGGTAGCACCAATGGGATTATGCTTACAGGCTTGCTTGCTCTTCTTGTAATTGACCATTGTAAGACGTTGTATGCAACTGGTTGTCGAGGGTCGATTCCGATGTAGATTCGCATGATTTCTCCTTTAAAAATGCCTCTAATTTATTAACTGTTACTTGAACTGCCTTTTTAACGCCCATTTCTTTCCTTCTAATGAACTCTACGCTTCTCCAGTAGGGACTATCGCCTTTTAAGCCTTCGTGCCAGTGTGGCGTAGAATGGACTATCACAAGGGCTTTTTTATTCAAAGCTCCTGCAAGATGGTAAACAGTGGTTGGAACGCATAAAATGGCGTCTAAATTTTCTATTAAAGCGGCTACGTCTTCTAAGTTTTTGCTTTGCGATCCGTAGGGGAAGCGATGGATTTTGATACCAGTTTGTTTATTGAACTCACTTACTTCTGACTCATCGTCATGATATTGGAGAGATACAAACGAGCAGTCTAACGAAAATAAAGGAGACAATTCTCTTAAACTTAATGCTCTAGTACGCCAACCATCACTTCCTAATCTTCCTCCAGTCCAAGCAATACCAATTTTAGGTTTATTGCTTATGCTGTCTAACAAGCCTTTCCACATAATTTTTTTATCTGGATTAACTCTCATGTAACCATCACGTTTTTTAATTTCAGCCCATTGCATCATAGTAGCCATTGACGTTTGATGGGTCGATGTGACTGGATAAGTAAATTCTTTTACATATTGAGTTGGATAAACCTTTGTATTTGGAAAGGATCGTTTGAATAAATCTTCTAACTTTGGTTCACAAATTAATTGCTCCGGCACAACCGGGCAACAACTCATAAAAGCTATTTGATCACCTAACCCTTGCTCTCCGTAGACTAAAAGTTTTGCATCCTTTTGACCTTCCCATTCAGGTAAACCGTAATCATGCTTTGCTCTAAAAGGTTGGTGACCTAAACCAAACTGATAATGATAAAAACCTTCCTTATAGTTTCTCTGATGCAATTTTGCATAAGCATAAGTCGTATGTGCTTGATGATGCGACTCAATGTCTAACGATAGCTTTGAATATTTTTCTGCTTCATCAAAATCATAATTAATTACACAAGCATTTCCTAAAAGCCTATAAATCATCGCGTAATTTTCTTTAGGCGAGTTTTTAGGAAAAATAGCAAGAGCATCCTTTAAAGTATGCACAGCTTTTTTTGGCTCTTGTAAGTGCTGTTGAACCGCACCTAAGATCATAAGAGTCCGCCATGAGCGTTGCTTTCTCACCATCTGCATAGCAATAGGATATGCAAATGCGGCTTTACCAGAATCAATCAAAAATCGACATAATAAAAGCCATCCCTCAATGTCATCCGGTTTCTCAGTCATTGCCTCTAACAGTAAAGTGCCAGCAAACTCAAGGTCTCCAGCGTTTATTGCTAGATGGCAATCCTTTAAAAGTTCAGACACGACCTGTTCCAGTTCTTAGATACGCATAGTCTGGACTATTTAACAGCTTTTGCACCTCTTTCCATTGATGCTTATTAAATATATCAACACCTAATTCACGTTTCCATTTTAAGATTACTGAGTTAGGTACAGATGCAACGTGCCACCAATCTTTCTTAATACCTTGCTTTGAGTAGTCATTCAAACCCATAGCACCGCCACCACCATGATTTCTAATAGACTTTGCTAGTTCCAGAGAAGGTTGCACATCTTGCACCTCAGCAATAGTTGAAAGGCCAGTGCTGTGGTCGTAATCATGATAAACCGTAGTAGCGGTCAAAGGATCTTGATCTAAAACCCTTTTCATGTGTGCTTCTTACTCATTTTAGAAAAGGTTGCTTGCATAGGCATTTGCTTCATACCTTTATCTGAAAAATTGCCAATATTTTTTAAAAACTGACCTTTATTATCAGCAAAGTTTTTAGAATCATGATTCATTTTTTTAGAACCATCTTTTTTCATTCCATGATACATAAATTACTCCTTAAAAGTGCGCCCATCAACAGGGGGAGTTGAGAGATGGGCGCGTGGGTATGTCTGCTTACTTGGGGCAACAGACAAATTTACTTATGAAGTTGTAGTGGTATAAATTTTCCCACTTGCCGCTTCATTCTTAGAACCTAACGTGTACTCAGCAATTAACATACGTCTATCTGAGTCACCAGTTTTTCCAAGATCTTCTGTCGTGATTGGTCGCAGATAAGCAACACACCAATACTCCATATCTAACGCATACACGTTAGCAGATGGCATAAATCGGTTTGCTACTATCTGATGTTGACCAAAGTCTGATATGTAAATATCAGCCGCGCCCACGATAGAACCCGGAGCTACAGGGCCAGAAGGTTGAACATCTCTAAACTGTGTTCCGATACCAGAAAAGCCTGATGCTACTTGCTTATTAAAAGATCCACACATGATAACACCCGGATCTCCACCATTGTCCCAGCACTTTTTAACAACTGATTTTAAATCAGCCTCAACAAAAGTTGCCGCAGTACCAGCAGTGGGATCTGTGGTAGGTGCGCCAGAAGTAGTCGCAGGTGTAGTCGCGTTCGCTCCTTTTTGGACTTGGTTAGTTGCAAGCCACGCACCGATACCAGCTAGGTTACGAGCAGTTGCCGCTCCACCAGCAGATGCCGCTTGAGAGCCTGTAAGAGCAGTTTCCATGTCACGCTTAAGCTCTCGACCGCGTTTTGATATTTGATAAGCTAACTCATCAGCCCTACCAGCAGTTGCTACAGCGCGAAGTGTTCCTGTGACTCTTGGCACTTTGGTTGATATTTGTGTGAAGTTTGCCAGCCTGACTGTTGCAGTTGCCGTGCTTGTGACACCGTCATCACCTTCCACTTGTGCATTATTTGCCGCGGCCTCTAAGCTATCAGTTTGCCATA